AAACTCGCAAAGCGTCCTAAGCGAGTGGGGTTTTAAAATCAAAAAACCCGTTCCTAAATTAGAAACGGGTCACAAAAACAAAAACTTTCAGCGCAGTATTTGAAATGAATGATATATGGATATTCATATATACGCAACTAATAATATGATCCTAAAATCAATAAAAAAACCACTCTTATATAAGAGTGGACTAGTGAATCTCACTAAAACCTGAAATCCTAAGCATGTTACGCTTAGTATTTATATCTTATGTGGTTTACAAACTGTTAACAATTAACAGAACTCAAGCGTTTTCTGACACTTGTTGTAAGTAAAAAGCTAGTTTTTAGGTGCTCTTAAAATACCTAAAACTTTCTCAGACATATCATGTAAGTCAGTTCCGATTGGCAACCAGAAATGGAAAACCGTATTGTCGCGGTTAAAAACCTGTTTGTAATATTCTGTTGTGAAACTTGGGTCGATATCAGAAGCTTTTAACAATCGCCATTCTTTTTCAATCTTTTGCCCGTTAAGTTCACCACCAACAAATATTCATTTTAAGTACCAGTTTTTAATTAGACTGGACTATAGCACAAAACAAAAAAAGCTCACCATTTGGCGAGCTTTTAAAACAATTTGGTGCAACGCTTATAACTTCGTCCGACCATATCACAAATCTAAACCAAGTGTGCTGCACTGTCAAGATTGCAACACCTCAATTTTTCCATCCAAATATGCCAAGCCTTTATCAATCTCAGCACGTACCTTTGCTTTACTACATCTATGCACATTAGCAATTGTTAGATACGACCAATTATTTTCATAATAAAGTATTAAAAACCAAGCCCTTTCTTGTAAAAACTCCCTATTATCGTTATGCATTTTCGCCAAGAGTTTACTTACTTCAACTGCTTCATAATCTTCAATTTCGCATGGCATAGAGACCTTACTTGATCTAATTCTAGTTGTGTCATTTTGGTCAATTAGACATGCTAAAGGATTTGCAGAAAATTTAAATTTTGTTGATCTTACCCATAGACCATATTGTTCCAACCATTGATGAGCAGAACGTTTAGACCAATCCATTGTCTTGTTATTAACTTTTGCATTCATGTTTAAACTTCCCTCACATCAATATTGTGAACTGTTTTCATCAGGTGTTTTTTATTTCGGTAACTCGGTAGCTTGCGTGTAGCTATAGACTTCACATCTTCAACAACGTATTCACCTGCTGTCGTGAAATAAGTGAAATCGGCAAAATATCTAAGTGCTGGTTTAGCTCGTTTCTCCCCTTCTAATTTTGTCTTCGGTGCCAATTCAAATTTTGTGTGATGCTGCAATTCTTTAATTTCACCTCGTTGTTGTAGAGCCTTTAGCTCGATATACCGTTTGTATTCTTTAGTACTGTCAAAAGTCATTCCATCCAATTTAATTTTCGAAGCATTAAACTTGTTTCGACCCTTTTTCTTTTGAACTTTCGGGCATGTAAGGCGGTAATCAGCAAGGCTCATTGATGTCATTTAGGCTCACCACCATTGAGCACTTGCTCTAAAGCTTTAAAGGTTCGAATCATTGCCATTTGTAGAAATTCATGATTGCCGCGCATGTCCCCTTCAACATACTGCAAAGCATATTGAGTCTCCTTTAATGCCCCATCTAAACGCTTTTGCAATTCCACTACTTTCGCTTGCAGGTGCTGCCATACAAGGTTGTGTTGATAAACATTTTCTCTAATGTACGTATCTTCATAGCGTTCAAATAGATTAGCGGGCGGAACAAAACCATAAGGCTTGTAATATGTATCTAAGTACCACTGCTCAAACTCTTCCATCACACATCCTCCACCTTGCAATTAGCGTAGGTCTCAAAGAAGAACTTTACAGGCTCAGATTTAATTTCAATCAGTCCAAATCGAAGTAAATGACGAGCATGTGTGCTATCACGCAATAACTGCACATCACGATAATGTGTAAGCATCTTTCGCCACCCTTCCAGCGGCATAGACGATTTGTTTGTATTGCAAGGAACACATGCAGGGTTCATGTTTTCTAAAGTGTCGTTTTGCGGTCTAGTCATTTCACCCGTAATTAACTTTCCACCACCCACATGAATTAAATCTCGCTTCACTGCTTCGATATGGTCTGCATGCCACTTATCGCCAAGCAACTCACCACAGTAAGCGCAATGTCCACCAAACTTTTGTTTTAGCTCAGCACGTTGCTGTTTAGTTAACTTCATCGGCTATGCTCCACTTTCATACCGTCAAACTCTTGATCAATTACGGCCATACCGCGCACTACAGCTGCTTGTGAAGGAAGCTTCTTAAAATCAATAGTGTTTACTTCATGGCAGTGTTTGCACATAAACTTATTTTTCTTTTCAAGCTTTGCCTGTATTTCACGGACCTCTGCCAGCATTCTGTTATTACGTTGGGTGACTTGATTCAATTGGTCTAAATATTTGGCAATCCATAAAACTGGATTAAGTTTTGTTTTGCAGTCCATACAAAGGATCTCATTATCTTCCTTTGATATTTGAATACGCCCGTGATCACACTCCACAATCTCATTTCTACGTGTGAACTTGATAACTTGATTTTGTTCATCAACATGAATCACATGCTTATCTTGGAAATGGCTCATACATTCGCCCCTTCAATTAGCTGAAGAATATTTCTAGGTATCGGCATACCTTCTCGGCGACACATCTCTGCGTATTCATGCGGATTGTCGAAAGGATCTGGCCCTAATTCTTTTGCAAGTTCAGGCTCTTTTTCCTTAGCCTTAAGCTTTTGTACTGGTGCAGGTTTACGACCATTGATTTTTAATCGTTCCATCAATGATTGGAGATGCTTTTGGGCTTCGTCATTGGAAACTGGTATATGCACCTTTTGCTCATTTTTCTGAGCTAATAAAATTGGTTCTTGGTACCAAGCTTGAACTTTTCCTTTTAACTGAGCTTCTGCTTTGTACTCGTCATACACCTTGATAAATTCCATTTTGGCTTTGTACATTTCGCCGTCTTGAATAAGCGAATAAACTTGATCAAGTACAAATTTGGCTAATGTAGTAATTTCTTGGTTTTGCTCACGCCCATCAGGCAATCTCACTTTCTTGTGCTGAGTGATTTGTGTGTATTCACAAGCCTTAACCCATGCTTTTTCAGCACTCCACCAATCATCACCCATGCACATAGCACGGAATTCAGCGAAGTTAGGCATGTAGGTATTTGTACTAGCGTAAAATAGCGCTAAGCCTCTTTGAAGTTGATTAGGTGTAACCCCAACCAATGCCTTTGCAAGATGTTGTTCAACGATTTGCATTGGTACTGCATTTTTCCCTTCAACTGGGAAATTCTTATTGAACTGAACCGCGTACTTAGTTCTGTATGCAGCAATTAGTTCTTTCAAATAACTATCGAATGACGCTAATTCAGTCATGATTAATAGCCTCCGATATATTGCTGGTCAGGGGTAACATCAATCACGTTTGAACGGTTGCTCTCAGCGTACATCTGAGTGAAATAACCCGGTTCTTCAGGAACGTTATGAGATTGTGAGTTTTCCTGAATTTGATTTTGGCGAGGTTCAAATACACCCTGATAATTTCCGATAATTGAGTTTTCCAGTGATTGGTTAGCCATAGGTCCAAAAGAGATAAGTTTTTTAAGGATTAGCTTTACTGCGTTTTCAGAGAGTGGTTTTTTGATGCTGACACGCATATCAACAAAATTGTTCCACAGCTCTGGATCTACACATGCAGGTAGTTCAACTGAACGTGGATTAAATTCATTTGGTTTTTCTGTTTTAGGTTTTTCAGAAACAGACTCTCTTTTTTTATTTATTTTTTTATTACTTTGAGAGTTGTTTTTGATAGTGATACTTTGTGTGTTAAAAATTTTTACTAGTAGCGGTAAAAAATTTTTACTAGTGTAGTTAAAATTTTTAACTAGCAGTGGTAAAGAATTTTTACTAGTTTGGCCATAAATTTCAGGTAGTAAAAAATTTTTACTAGGGAATTTAAGTACTAAACCAACGCTAGTATCGTTACCTAATTTGAATGTATTTCCATGAATTGTGCTTGGTTGTTCCACGACTAAACCGACCTTGATGAGCTCATTAAGGCACTTCACAACTGTTGGTCTACTCTTCCCTGTAATCTCTTCAAATTGAGATAAAGAGATGGAATCCATCTCCTTATTCCAACCGCGAGTTTTACGGCAAATAACCAAGTAAATTTTGCATGCAGCATCAGAGATTTTATTTAAAACCTCATCAACAAATGCATTAGGAACTTGAAAGGAATTTGGTACAAAATTATTCATTGATTCCCCTCTTCAGCGGCTTGGATAAACCGTCCTAAAAATCGAATCTTTTTAGCTCGACCTAAACTTGCGATAACCTCTCCAGCGAAATAAAAAGTAATGCCATGTTGATATGCCAAGGATTCAACAAGCTCATCTCTTAATACAGCCGCGTTATTTTCATCTCGGTTAATTCGGCGTAGGTTTTCCTTTCTCTTTTCAAGCAATTGATTCAGCGTATATAGAGCCGGCTCAAACCAGCTCTGGATTATTTGCTGTTGATTTGATAGATTATTTGTGTTCATTTGATTCACCTCATTTGAATGCCTAACCACTCCTGTTACAGCAGGTAGTGGTTTTTTATTTGAATAAAATCCGCATGTACTCTGGTGAAGTGAATGCATGTGCTAAATAGACTCGCGTTGCTTCTGCAATTTCAGGCGAGCAATACACATCACTTTCTTGCACAACCTTCAACCCAATGGCAGTCAACAAAAAGCTAATAAACTCAATCTCAGTCCATCCATTTGATTTCTTTTCTGTTTTCATCCGTGACAGGATGCTTGCATCCACATTTATCATCTCTGCTACTTGTCTTTGGTTGCTAGCGTTAAGTGCTTGCAATATGAGCGATTCGTTATTGCTAGCGCTTGCGGGCAATTCATTTGATACTTTGCTCATGGTTAAGGTCCTAAACGGTTAATGATCCAAGGTTTCTACATTTTGTCGTCTGGGGACGAAGTTCAATCCAAATATCTTGATAGTTATCAGGGAAAAGCTCTTTTCGTGTTGTTAAGCCAAGATCTTCGGCAATAACTGCTAGCCTGATTTTTCTATCAAGGGGAATAGCCTTCCATCCACTAACTGATGACGGTGCAATCCCTAGAAGTCTTGCTACCGCTGTGACACCACCTAGCTTGTCTATAAGTTGTGCGTCATTCATAACGTGCTCC